CCGGTGTTGTTATATCACCGAGGTGTTTAATTCGTAGTTTGATCAAGAACGGTTCCCGCTATAAAGCTATTATTTTCCTGACTAGTTTTCCTAACATCGCTGATCAGCGATGCACCACAAGACAACTAACTTAGTCTCATGAATGCAGCTCAGACCATCTAAAGACGATCCTGTACCTACTGCTAGGGTTGTGTGTGAGGTTGTGTGTGTCAGCCCCAATGCCCCGTACGTGGGAGAGCCCGCCAAATGTCTTAGTCCTTTTGAGTCTATTGCTCAGGATTGATGAGATAACGGTGCATCCTCCACGATGTTGGACACCAGGGTTGTAAATCGCAAGCCACCTGCCATTGCCACCGACCTTGGGTATGTCAGCAAGTGCCGCCATGAAGCATCTAAGCTGCATGAACGACTGTCGGTTTCCGGAAAGGGTGGAACCCCCCACGTTGTCCAGGCGCGGAGGGATGTCGTGCGATACGACGAGTAACGTCTGAGGTTTCAGACGGAGAGTACTGCTATGGCGACAAGGTCTCTCAGCGTACCTTATTTTTACGTGCCGCCCAAAGTCCCGACCATCGTGGTCGGGACCTTCGGGTTGGACCCTGAGGGGGAGAAGGAGCCACCTCCACCCCTCAAGGCCCGCTTAACCTGTTCCACTAGACAAGTTAAGGATAGACTGAATCTAAAGATCCAAGTCCATGAATAATGAACGCCAACCTTAAATAGGGTGGACGTACATCTCTGATCCTGTGCCCCGAAGGGCAACACCAGCAGTCAGGGCCAAGCTGTACGTGGCCAGGTCATAAATGGCCGTGGTCCACGCACTTGGCTTGGTCGTCATGAGATAAATGGGAGCGATGATATTCGCAGCGTTAGCCACAATTTCAGCAGCGTCAATATACGTACTATCAGCCGGTTCAGTGGGGTCGTTGGGTACGTAGATGACGTTGTCGACGGCGCCACCAAATTCATAGTTCTGGTTAACGTCGAGGTTTTCACTCGCATAAAATGCACGGATGGCCGAGTTATCAAGGTTCGGGAAGGTCACTGTTGGGTCAATGGGGAACTGCTGTCCCCCGAAATTGAACATTCCAACAATGCCTTCGAGTCCTGTCCAACCTCCGGCGACACCCGACATGCCTACTGTGAGGATACTTTGTCCTGTAACGGACCACCTGCCCTTAGGCAATATGTACACATAGGTCTCGGGATTATTCGAACCTACGTATCCAGGGGTGCGAACCCTTCGGCGCATAATACCATTCTTGGTAAAGCGGTCGGGGTCCTGGACGTCTGCATAAACTAGCTGACCTTGGGTCTGCATGTCTAGCCTTTCGTCCTGAAGCACATTACCTAACTTGCACGTGCCTTGAGTATTCTGGGAGAAGAAGTTCCCGTTATCACGGCTCAGCTGGGGGATGAAGAACTCCACATCGTAATCGACGTAAAGGTAACCCCCGGCAAAGCCGGATGCATAATTGTTCAAGGTTGACATGATAACAGTCAGGTCCCCGATGTCATAAAGACGGCGGTCACCGGTGATGTTCCCAAAACGGACAAAGTGCGTCTTGAAGCTCGAGTTCATGTCGGCCCTCTGAACTGGAAGAGAAACCTCTTTCCAGACAGGGGTGTTGACGAAGCCCTTATAGCTCGACATCTGCTGTATATTAACAGGTGGAGCTTGTAGGGTGTTGAACTCCATGGCCATGGATACATCACCGGATGAGGTGGTGGGACAACGAGCAACATAGCGGAAGTTGAGTTTGTGAAAGCTATATTTCTCGTAACGTGAGGCAATCTGGGCAAGCCAGGGGAATACCCCACTCAGACCTGGGTTAATAGATTTAGTCAAAATCGATGTTTGATTAACCACATTTACGTCTGATTCGATCTTAGTGACAAGTTCGGAATTTTTGACTCGGAAGCCCCCATTGCTTGAATGCATGGAGGCCGACTTTCGACGAATCATCGACGCCCGGGCGATGGGCGCCGTCACCCTGCGCTGCACAGCGCGGGATGTGTTGGGACGGTTGGTACTACGTTGTTTCTTAGAATTAGGCATAATACCGATGGGGGTGGATCGGCCCTTGCCGATGCGAGACCACCCCCTTCTGGGTTCAAGAGTAAGATGAAGTGGCTCTAAAGGAAGGGCACGACGAATTCATCATCAAACATATTGAACATCCAGGTGCTCAGATCTTCTTCATATACGACTTGCGTCCCTGGGTCCAATTCAGGGAACGCCTTTGCAAACTCGACACGATCAGAGACAGAGAAGTTCGTTGGGACTTTGTCTGTCATTGAAATTTCGACGAGTTTGGCCTGCACATCCTCAAGGGTCTCAAGTCCAAATTGGGACTTAATCCTCGAGAGGTGGTAGTGTTCGATTGAGTCGCTCGTAGGCTGCTCAATTGCATAATGCCCGCAAATGCGGATAATAGCAAGAGCATAGGCCTCAAGGACCGGGACCCCCACATTAATACTCCAAAGGCATAAACCAATGGATAGAACGCGCGACACGCGGGTTTTGTGATCAGCAAGACGTGTCGTCGCCAAAGACCACCGAATAGTTTTCAGTGGGTCCCTGACGAAATGGGGGGTCATCCGAGGTCCGAGCAACACAACGTTGTGCTGGCAGAAAAGGATGTCGTGAAGATTGTGTGCTACTTTGTCGATGCGCATTTTAAACCCGAAAATGCCAAAGACCCTATGAAGATGGGCCTTAAACAGGTTCTCATGACACACACTCATGAAAACCAGAACATCATCACCATCACCAAGAGTGTCATACTTAAAAGTAGGATCAATCTCGCGCAGGATACGACCATAGGCCATAACCATTAAAGTCATGATGACAACGTTCCCGACGGCAGTGTTCATATCACCACTGGCACGCCCCCCTGTCATGGAGTACGTGATCCCGTGGGATGTTTTCGCTTTGCGCGCCAATTGCCATCCAAGAATTTTCCTGAATTCGGCTAGAGGCGACTTACCGTCGTGTCCGGGTTCAAATACGCCAGTATAAACCGAATGCTCTAGATCTAGCATCTCGGGTCGTACATGGCTATCGAAAGCGGAGGCGTCAATGGATATAACTGTGTATGGTCCACTAAACAACTCCGTGTAGCGTTTGATAACAGATGCTTTCTTAAAATTAGACCAGCCTTTAACGCAAACCGGTCCTTTCGAAACGGTCTCGTTGCTTTGCCAAGTGTAAATGAAAGCTTCGAGGTTCTTGAGATAGAACGCCAATCGTAAAGCGTAAACCGCATCCGGGACGTGGATGATGCGCGGTTTTTCTTTCCCGTTATCATTATGCCTCTCATTCTTAACGAAAGCCCTGAGGTTCGAGTTCCTTCTTTTAAGGACAAAACCCGGCTCAGTCATTCTCGCGTAAGCTTGAGAGTAACGCAATCGCTTGAGACCTCTATACCTTTTAAGGATCTCAGGGATTGGTCGGGCCCCGCGCTTCCCAAATTGCTCAATGTAACGCTCAATGAAAGCGTCACGGCAAAGTAGAAGCGTGGCCCACTCGTGCGTCTCTGTATCGCACCAGGTTCCATCTTCGGCAATCACCCGCCTAACCACTCCAGCTAACTCATTACGGAAGCTGCTGTGAAAGAATGATGGCGGTTGTACCGAATCGAACATAGCCACGGTCGTCATTTCTGTCTTATTCGGCCTCCCCCAATCCTTGTACCAAGCATCGTGGAGGGAGACAGAAGCGTCGAGCATGTTGACCTTGACTTGTCGATTAAAAGGTTGACCCGCTACCGGGTCGCGGGAGTAGGGGGTACTCAGCCTAGACCCAAATTGGATCTGACAGCCCCCTGGCCCGAGCGACGGCCGAGATGCATTCATCCCAGGCTGCCGCAAAGGCCTCGATAGTCAGCTACACTGGAAGGTCTTTGAGTAACCGCGGTTCCTCTCCGACCAATCAGTGTATTGCTGACTAAAACTCCCCCTAGATTCGATGATATGTTGCACCTTCATGCACTGCTCTGCCAACGTTAAATTTATTTCCTCAAACGTGATGCCATCACGATTGAGCCTCCCCTGGTAAAAATACTCGGCCATCTCTCGCATCTGCTTGAGGTAACCGTCGTATATTTGGCGCTTGTTAGAGCCAAGGGTGGCATATTTTTCACTAGCCCATAATAACAGGCTTGTGTCAATTAAATGATTGTCTCGTGCTACCTGTTGTACAATTTGTTTGTAAGGGTAGTCTAGTGTAACTTGAAGCCGGAAGTCAATGATAACTCCGAATCCAAGAAAGCCTTTTAAGGCCACGGACATGTTGTAGAACAGGAAAGATAGCGCAATAATCATGCGAACTAGGAATCCTTCATCAGATCCAATATCCATTGCAAAACCGCGTGCGTCGATCCTCGCGTAATTGCAAGAGACCGGGACTTTGACAGGTGTTGACCTGGCAATGCCGTTTAACGCGACTTTACGTGCATCAAGAGTCTCCCCCAAATCCCTGGCAGTTGATGGCAGAGATTTGTTGGTTAGACTCTTAGCTTGTTCAACGAGAGTGTCGTCAAACTTCTGGCAAACGGATCGCGTGTCCTCCACTGTTTCGGGTTTCCCCGTGCTCGACTTAGTGGTCGAGGTCTTGGATGCAGTGGTGTCTCCCGTAGGAGCAGGATTTGCGGCCGTTGCCGATGTGGCATTGGAGCTGATGTCTGAGATTACGGTGCTGGTTTCACCCAGCGTGTCATCGATGTCTGACACAACCTCATAATTGCTAAGTTTTGGTTTTACTTCCGGCTTAGCTACGCCTGATGGTTGGGTATGATTGATAAAGTTCGAATCCTTAGGTTTACACTTTTTCTTGTAAACATACCGGAGATTTTTATTCGCAGCCTGAGCTTGCGATTTTCCACTACCGTTTGTGGACTTCTGGTTCGCACCAGGCCGCTTCCCAGAATGGCTGGGAAGGGGTCCGCGAGCACTCGCTTGCTTGCGGCTAGAGTATGACTTCCCCTGAGAGGCTGACCGGGTAACGGACCGATTTGGTTTGATCAAAGACTTGTTAGTCCCGTCTGCACCGTCGATCCGGCCCGGAGGGCCTCCCTCCGTCGGAGGGGTAGTAGTGGACAAAACACCTATAGTTAAAGTGTTAAGG